AACAAGACGGCCACGCGTTTTATGTGTTGAATTTTCCCACCGCTAACGTGACTTGGGTGTATGATGTTGCTACTCAAGGATGGCATGAGCGCGCAGGGTTTTTAAACGGCGATTTTACTCGCAACAGAGGCAATTGCCAGTGTAATTTTCTTGGGACAATTATTGTCGGTGACTTTGAAAACGGCAACATTTACTCTTTAGATTTGACCACTTACGCTGATAACGGCGGTCCTCAGAAATGGTTACGCTCATGGCGCGCGCTGCCGACCGGCACAAACAATCTAAAGCGCACTGCTCAACATAGTCTTCAATTAGATTGCGAGACAGGTGTAGGATTAAACGGCGTTGATCAAACTGAAAATATTGAATGGTTTTTTTACACTTCTAGTGGAGATCAACTTGTAACTACCAGTGGTGATTTGTTACTTTTTTCGCCGCCTTTTGTACAAGGCGTTAATCCTCAAGTTATGCTGCGTTGGTCCGATGACGGCGGCCACACATGGTCAAATGAGCATTGGGCGTCAATTGGTAAAATTGGCCAGTTTGGGTTCCGCGCCATCTGGCGTCGACTAGGCATGACGCAAAAGCTGCGCGACCGAGTGTATGAAGTGTCAAGCACTGATCCAGTTAAGATCGACATTGTGGGCGCTGAACTAATCATTAGCGGCACAAATGCCTAACATCACCCAAATCCCCGCGCCTCGCGTACCTCTTGTTCAAGGCAATACGGGGTTAATGACTACCCAATGGTTTAGGTATTTTAACAACCTTAATACCATTCTTGGTAGCGGCACGGGTATCACTACGCCAGTGTTTGGCGGTACAGGCACAAACGTCATCCCCACAAATGGGCAAATTTTAATTGGTAATTCTGCCGGTAACTATACTGTTGCATATCTGACCGCGGGGACGGGGCTTTTTAGAACTAACGGCAACGGCGCGTTAACGGTCGGTATATCTAACACAGGTGTCACGGCTGGCTCTTACGGTTCTGCATCGTCTGTAACGACTTTAACAGTTAACGCTCAAGGTCAATTGACAGTTGCGGGAAACGTTGCAATAGCGATTGCGGCTTCCCAAATTATTAGCGGCACATTAGCTGTTGCCCGTGGCGGCACGGGATTATCGTCTTACACAATTGGCGATATTATCTTTGCAAGTGGCACAACAACATTATCTACATTACCTGACGTTGCTACTGGCAACGCATTGCTATCTGGTGGCGTTGGCGTTGCACCTGCATATGGTAAAGTCGGTCTGACTACCCATGTGTCGGGAGTGCTGCCTATTGCTAATGGTGGCACAAATATTTCAACGTATGCTGTTGGCGATATTCTTTATTGCAGCGCAACAAACGTATTGTCTAAGTTAGCAAAGCCATCATCTAGTTCGTATTTAGCAATGACTTCAGCGGGTGTGCCTAGCTGGAAAAATCCTAAATATGGCACGTTTTACAACACAACGACTGAAACCGTTGGAATCATCAATACGGCGTATCCACTTAATTTTGATACAACAGACTTAAGCAATGGCGTGACTGTTGCAACGACTGCTGCGGTGGTAACGGGCAGCATTGCGCTATTTGTGTTGACTGTCACAGCGGTCACAAGCGGCACTTTATCAATTGGTCAAGTAATTAGCGGAACGGGCGTTACGGCTGGAACTCGAATTGTTGCGTTTGTATCTGGATCGGGCGGTGTTGGTACTTATACGTTAGATAAATCACAAACTGTTACAAGCACAACGATTTCAGCAACTAAGCAATCAAGATTAACCGTATCGGCTGATGGGGTGTATAACTTTCAGTTTTCTTGCCAACTTGATAAAACAAGTGCAACTGCTAAAAGCCTTTATATATGGCCACGGATTAATGATGTTGATGTAGCTAACTCAGCAACAGAAGTTACATTAGCTGGCTCAAATGCTGCGACTGTTGCGGCATGGAACTTTGTTTATAACCTGTCGGCTAATAGTTATTTTGAGCTAATGTGGTCTGCGGAAGATACGGATTGCATTATGCCCGCATCAGCGGCGGTTGCACCAGTTCCTGCAATACCAGCAATTATTATGACGGTAACGGACAATATCAGCGTATAACTTTAATTTTATTGGCAAAAAACAATGGCTTCGGTTAACATTAAAATAATTGAATGTGGGCTTACATGTTAGTGAGAAAAGCTACTGAAGCTGACCTTGATAAGTATGTCACGCTTGCGCAAGATTTTCACGCAGCATCACCTATGCACGGCGTAGTAGAGTTTGATCGCGAAGGGTACGGGCAGTTTTATTTGTCTTCGTTGCAAAACGAATCTATTGGCGTATGGTTAGCCGAGCTAGACGATGAAATTGTAGGTATTTCAGGCGCGATTGCGTACCCGCTGTACTTTAGCCCTAGCGCGATTGTAGTGCAGGAATTGTGGTGGTGGTTGACCCCAAACGCTCGCGGAAGCGGAGCCGGCGCGGCTATGTTTAAGCAGATAGAGGCTTGGGCAAAAGAGCGTAGCGCATCAGCGTTGTTTATGATTGCGCTTGAAGATGATCGGGCGCAAAAAATGGAAAAGCTGTACTCGCGAGCTGGCTTTAGACCAATGGAACGTACATTTATTAAAGAGGTTACATCATGGCAATAGCAACTGGCACCGCATTAGCGCTTGGCGCGGCGGGTAGTCTTGCGGGCTCCGTTATCGGGGCCCAAGCAGCCGGCTCGGCGGCAAACAAACAAATAAAAGCATCGCAACAAGCCGCCGCGCAACAATACGAAGCAGCGCAAGCGTCTATCAGAGCGCAACAGCAAGTGTTGGACGCGCAGCTTCGCAACGCTAATAACGTCCAAGCCGCGCAGATTCAATCGCAAAAAGATTCTCTTGACCAGCAATTGCGCGTAGCCGCTGAAACGCGTGACGCACAACTTGCTACGGCTAGAATGACCAAGGATGAACAGTTAGCCTTTGCGGGTAAAACTAAAGACGAGCAAATGCTTATCGCTCGCGAAGTGCTGGGTAAGCAAGAGGGTGCGTATAGCCCGTATCAAGAAGCTGGGCTAGAAGGCCAAAATCGGCTGCGAGAATATCTTGGTATAGGCGGCAACGCTGCGGCGCCTGGTTACGGTCAGTTTGCTACGGCTGAATTTACGCCCGAAGCGTTTGCCGCAGGGCAAGACCCAGGCTACGCTTTCCGTATGAAGGAAGGTCTTAAAGCGGTAGACGCGCAAGCGGCCGCCCGTGGTGGGTTGATTTCAGGTGCCGCCCTTAAGGCCAGCCAACGCTTTGGGCAAGACATGGCGTCGCAGGAATACCAGAACGCATTTAACCGTTACCAAGCCACACGTCAAAATACGCTTGCGCCTTACCAGTCTTTGCAAGGCGTAGGCATGGGCGCGGCAGGCGGTTTGTCTGGCGCGGCAGGCGGCTATGGGCAAACAGGATTTAACTCACTAGCTAACTATGGAAATACCGGCGCTAACGCAATTGGCACAGCAGGCGCGCAAGCAATTGGTGCATACGGCGGCTATGGCAGCGCCGCGGGCAATGCTTACGGTAACTACGGCAACAACTTGGCAAACGCAGTAGGTACGGCTGGCGGCCAAATTTACGGCGCGTATGGTAACTTTGGCAATCAGTTTACTGGAGCTATGACAGGGTTTGGCAATAACCAAGCTAACTTGACAACAGGCGCGGGTAACGCAGCCGCCGCGGGTCAAATTGGTCAAGCTAACGCAATCTCAGGTGGCATTAGTAACTTGAGCAATATGTACTATCAAAATCAATTGTTTAACATGTTAAACAAGCGCGGGCCTGAATCAACGCTTGGTAGCGAGCCTTAAGGATAAATCATGGCAATCAATCCAAACATTGCGCTAGGTATTCAACAACCGCAACAAGTTAATATGCTTGGCCAATACGCACAAGTTATGGCTATCCGCGCTGCGCAACAAGAAATGGAAGGCAATGAGGGCGTAAGAAGCGCATTGTCGCGGGGGGTGCCTGAAGACCCTACGCAATTGTTGCAGTACGGAAAACAAGGCCGCGCAACGTACGAATCATTGCTTAAAGGTAGAAAAGAGCAAGTAGATACCGCGGCTAAAACTTTAACTATGGCTGGTCAAATTGCTGGCTATGTTCGTGACAATCCAACACCCGAAAACTTTGTAAACGCCGTGGGCACTATGGTGCAAAACGGTGTTCTTACGCGAGCACAAGCCGAACGCGTTATTGCTGACGCCGGCAACGACCCCGCTAAGATTAAATCATACGCAGAACGCACTGCATCCGACGCGCTTTCTGAAGCAGATAGGTTAACCGCACGCACTAGAATTCAAGCTGCTAACATTGGTGCCGCGCCTGGTCATCGTCAAGCTGATATTGCAGGTCGACGCTTGTCTATGGAAGAACAACAACAAGCAGATATTGCTCGTATATTGCGCGGCGAGCCGTCTGTTGGGGCGGGGGCTACAACCGCGCCTTCTATGGGCGGCGGCGCGCCCGTTACCGGCGCAATGGCTCCCGTAAGTGGTGGCGCACCTGTTACTGGCGCGGTAGCTCCCGTTGTCGGCGCGCCTGTTATTGGTGCAGTAACGCCTGTTGCCGCACCAGCTACAGCGCCAAACGTAAACGCGCTTAACGCGGGTGCTACACCAGCAACCGCGGCTAACGTCAACTCGCTTACTGCGGGGGCGGTTCCACCAGAAATAGCGCAAATGCAAACGCAAATTGGTCAACTGATTAGAGTTGGGACACCTAAAGCAATAGCTGCCGCAGACGCGTTAATTAAGCAGCACAACATGCTGATGCCTTCGCAACAAATAGTACAAAATACAAAAGGCGAGTATGTGCGTGTTGATCAACGCTCAGGCGCTTCTACACCTGTGCTTGACGCAAGTGGTCAGCCATTAGTAGGCAAATTGCCGCCCGAACAATTTGAGTCTGAGTACAGAAAAGTTGTTGGTAAAGCCGCTGGCGACCGCGATGTCGGAATTGCTACTAGCGCAACCGCCGCAGCCGGAAACTTACCTAAACTGTACGAAACTCTTGATCAACTTAAAACGTCTGACGCCATTACTGGCTTTGGTGCGGGGGTTATTAAAAATATTGAAGCTTTCCGCGCTAAATTTGCTAACGATATTAAAGCAGGCAAAAGAGTTGCAGATACTGAAATTCTTGACGCTATGTTGGGTTCCGATGTGTTCCCAATGATTCAATCGTTAGGGGTCGGCGCAAAAGGCATGGATACTCCGGCCGAACGCGAGTTTTTGCGTAGTGTGATGACCGGTACAATTAACATGGATAAAGCCGCGTTAATTAAATTAACTGACATCCGCAAAAACATTGAAGAACGTGCTATTAAACGGTATAACGAAGCCGTCGACAGCGGTCAACTTAATAGATTTTTTGAAACGCAAGGCGTTAAACCTGAAAAAATTGAAGCGCCCAAGTACGAACCGCGGCTTAAGCAAGTGGATCAAGACGCGCTTAATTGGGCTAAAACTAATCCTAATGACCCCCGCGCCGCGCAAATTCTCCAACGATTGGGAATGTAAAAATGGCTTTCGATCCCGATGCTTATTTGGCTAAGACCGCCCCTACAGCGGCGCCGGCGGCAAAAACACCCGCCGCTAAGTTTGACCCCGACGCATATTTAGGGACATCGCCTGAAGGTATGCCGCTTGCGCGGCAACCGGATTGGGCGCAGACAAGCCCTAACTTATATAGAGCCGCCACTACTGCGCGTGAATATTTGGGGCCAACTATAGAGGCATTAGGCGCAGCAGGCGGCGGTGTGTTAGGTACAACACTAGGTCCACTTGGGACGGTTGCAGGCGCTGGCTTAGGGTATGGCATAAGTAAAGAATTGTTGCAAGGCGCAGATGTAGCGTTAGGTCTTAAGCCTCCGCGTACGCCATATCAAACAGTTCAGCAACCCGCACAAAACGTCATGGAAGGCGCTTTTTTTGAGGGCGTTGCGCCTGTAGTAATTCAAGGCGGCGCGCGGTTGTTTGACGTCGGTCAACGTAACGCATTAAAAGCTAAAAAGATAGTTACTGAAACATTAGGCGGCGTGGATACGCCAGCCGTGCGCAACATGCTTACCCGTGCGGGCGATGATGTAACTGCTGCACAAGCGCTAGAGGGTATTGATAAGCCAGCGTTCCAAGCGTTAGCTGAACGTGTAAGCGGTCGCACAGTAAGTGCTGCGGGGTCAAAATATACTACGCAAGAAGCGCAAGAAGCTGCACGACGCGTTGGAATTAAAAGCGTTACGCCAAATTTGGTTGAAAGCATCAAAATGCGTGACCAAATATCGCGCCCATTTTATGAAGCGGCTGACAAAGCCGTTGTTAAAATTGACGACGAATTAAAAACCATTTTTGACCGTATGCCAGAGGGCACGTTAAAAGCCGCCGCTGACATAGCAAAAATGGAAGGCCGCCCATTTATTATGGGCGCTGCCAAACCCGCCGGATCAGTGCCAACAGGGCTAGTCGATGCCGCGGGCAATCCGATTATGAAACAAACATCTGCTGAAATTCCTGAAATTACCGGCGAGTCAATGCACTTTATTAAGCGCGCGTTGTCAGACATAGCTAACGCGCCGGCATCCCAAAAAGGGATTGGACGCGATACGCAAGCGGCGGCCAAAGGCGTTTTAAATGATTTCATAACTAGTTTTGAAGCGCGCGTTCCTGATTATGGAACCGCTCGTAATTTATTTTCAGAAGCGTCAGGGCCAGTCAATCAGTCTAAAGTTTTGGACGCCATGATGAAAGTGCTTGATCAGCCTGGTGGCGGCGAGCGGGTAATGCCGTTCCTAAATGCGCTAGGTCGTGGCGAAACAGCGTTGCTTAAGCGTTCTACTGGTTTTCCTCGCTACGAAACTGGCGACTTGACCAAGATATTAACGCCCGAACAGATGGGCGCTGTAGACGACGCAGTCAAACAAATGACGCGCGATATTCGCATATCCGATCAAGCTACCACAGGCCGCGAAGCGTTGGCTGACGTGTTAAAGGGCAACCTAAAATTGTTCCGTTTACCTACAACGCTGAATTTCAAAGGCACAATTGCTAATGAAATGTTAGCTAAAATTGAGGGTAAAGTTGGCGACAAGGTAATGAATACTTTGACCGATTCGCTTAAGACCGCAAAAACGGCCGAAGAATTGTTGTCTGTGTTGCCCGCGCATGAGCGCATTAAAGTTCTCAATATTATGTATGACGTTGCCGGTAGCGCTGCGCCAGCTCAACGCGCTTTGCGAACCGGCGCAAAAGTAGCGGCTACGCAAGAAGAACCCACAAACAACCTTGCCCCATTAACACTTTTCCAAAACCGTAATTCGTTGAGGCCGTAATGGATTCACAAATGCTTTTCAACATTGCGATTGGTTTGGCGTCGTTCTTCGGTGGTTGGGTGCTGAACAACATCACCAAAGCAATTGATCGCTTGGATAACGACGTGCGTAAGATGCCGATGGTCTACATTAGCAAAGACGAGTACCATCGCGACATCGCCGAAATTAAAACCATGCTTGGCAAGATTTTTGACAAGCTTGACAATAAAATGGACAAGTAATGGCCACCGCTAGAAGGCCCGCAACAAGGGCTAGAAAAGCAGCGCCGCGCGACACAACAGATAAGATTCTTGACCTGATCAAGTGGGTGGACAACCCGTTCAAGCTTGTTTCGGTCATCCTACTGTCTACCATTGCCTTCACCGGATACTTTGCGTGGGATAGCCGTCAGGTCATCTTGGCTGCAATCAAGTCCAGCAACTCAATGCCACAACTAAAAGATCATGAACAGTTGCTTCCTCTGGCAAACGCTTTAGTTAAAGAAGTAAGCGCTATCGGTGTTGTGGTTAATAAGGTCAATCTTGCAACAAACAGCCGAACGACGGTATTAGCTATTGCAAACGGTGAGCGCAACCACAAACTCGAAGGTTTAACAGTCAGCCTGTTTGCCGCCAGCCCTGAGCGCAATGCAGATGTAGTCTCAATGTTAAACAACGAAGTAGCGTGTAAGCCGTTTGAGTCATCTAGCCCCGTCGGTGAGTGGGCAAAGCTGATGGGTGTTACTTACATGTGCAGGGCTTCAATACCCAATGAGATTGGCAAGTTTGCTGGGTACATTGCTGTAGGCTTTAAGTCTGAGCCACGGGACTTGATATCCGTTAAGACCCGAATGATATTAGCCGCATCGGAGATGGACAAATGAAAACAAAATGGGAAGCACTCAAGGCTTGGTGTAGCGCCAAGTGGACAGCAACTAAAGCATGGTTTTCAAACGTGAGGCTCTAATATGTTACCGATAATGGATATCCTTGGCATCGGCATGAAGGTTCTGGATAAGTTCTTTCCCGATCCTGAACAAAAAGCAAAGGCTCAGCTAGAGCTAATGCAGATGCAACAGAACGGTGAGCTTGCTAAGATGCAAGCCGACATGCAAGAGCAAGGCGAGCTGACCAAGCGCCAAGAGAACGACATGAAGTCCGACTCATGGCTCTCTAAGAACATCCGCCCCATGACGCTCATTGCGATCCTTGCCGGCTACTTTACGTTTGCCATGATGAGCGCGTTTGACATGGAAACAAACAAAGCGTACGTCGAACTGCTTGGCCAGTGGGGCATGTTGATCATGTCGTTCTATTTTGGTGGCAGGACGTTGGAAAAGATTATTGATATGAAAACTAAAGAAAAAGTCACTGAAGCGGAGATTAAAAATGCAAAGTAACTGGAATAAGTCGTTTGATTTAATGATCAAGAGCGAGGGTGGCTTTAGCGACGACCCCCGCGATGATGGCAACAAACTGCCAGACGGTCGCCCAGGCTCAACCATGTTGGGCGTCACGCAATACAATTGGGAAGCGTGGACAGGCCATCAGGTCACGCATGAGCAGATGAAGAAGCTTACGCCAGAAGACGTTAGACCATTCTACAAACGGAAATTCTGGGATATATGTCGTTGCGACGAGTTACCATCACCCATTGACTATCTGGTGTTTGACATCGCGGTTAATGGTGGCCCAGGCCGTGCCGGTAAGCTATTGCAAGAGTGTGTTGGCGTGCCGGTCGATGGTGGGATTGGCCCTATCACTTTGGCTGCCGTTGCCAAACAAGACGTAAACGAATTGATCGACAAGTTCTCGGCCGCCAAAGTGGACTTCTACTTGGGTCTAAACAATCCTGTTTATGAAACAGGTTGGTTAAACCGTGTCAAGCATGTGCGGACTGCCGCGCTTGGGATGGTGGACTCCAACCAAACTTAGCCCACGTCTTAGCAACGTCTGTTGCGGCTGACGGTACATACACCCAAGTTGGGTCGTCGATCAGGGGGCAGCGTAGTTTCATTTTTAGTCTCCTTCATACATCGGTCATAAAGATTGCACAAGGGTATGTGCTCGCACCTACAAATTTTGTCCGACTCTTGGACAAAAATCTTAATCAGGATCATCGGACAACTCCCTCTAGTCGATCTGCGATCAATTTAGCGTAGCCCGCAATGTCTAACCACGAATCGGCGTAGTCAGGATCGCCATTCAGGATGCGCGCAATCTTCTGAGCAATTACCTCAAGCGCTTCCTTTTGATCGGGGGCGAGTCTTGCCCAGCCTTCTTCTTGTTTCATCATATCTTTTATCGTCTGCGACATACTGGCTAGGTCTTTAAACAGACCATAGCGTTTGCCGCGCTCCTCTAGTATGGCTTCTACGCCTTTAATTGGGTGCGCGTAGCCTTGGGCGTAATCGCGCGCTACGATGTCGGCAAGCGTTTCAATGTTCTTCATGGCTGTCGTGCCTCATTCATAATCTCGATACGTTCGCGGTCTGCACGTAGCGCCGTATAGCGCTGGTGCAACCGCTTTAGTATAGATGAGCGCCGTGCTGTTGCGCGTTCTTCGTTCAATAGCTCTAAAACGGTTTGCTCGCTTAGGCTATGCAATTCGTTATTTAGACTGCGCCAGGTTTTCAATTTTTTGCTCCAAGTCTGCAATGCGTGAGGTGACGTTAAATAATGCGCGTTGAACGGCGTTAGCTTGGCGCTGCCGAATGGTTAGCTCAACCTTTGCGGCTTTCAGTTTGGCTTTGTAGAGTTCTAATCGTTTCATCATATTCCTTAATCATTTGTGCAATTTCAAGTTGTTCTTGCTGGGTAATCAATCCGGTGTTTAATATCTCAATTGCTCTTTCTAGTGTCATTTCAACGCCTCCATAGCGATATCAGACACGGCGCGCTTGTTGTGTAGCGCCGCCCAAATTTTCTCATCAACGGTTTTGTTGGTAAGCAACACGTACACCCACACGTCATGCTTCTGGCCCGAGCGGTGCAGACGCCCTACGGTTTGTTCGAACAATTCAAGACTCCAAGGCAGTGACAGAAAGACCATCCGGCAACCGCCGTGTTGCAAGTTAAGCCCATGTCCGGCTGACTTGGGGTGGACAAGAAGCAACTCCACCTCTCCCTTATTCCAGCGCTCGATAGCGCGGTCATCGTCAAGGGTAAGGGCGTGCTTATAGCGGCGCTTGAGCTCGGCGAGCTCTTCCTTGTACGTGTACGCGATGATTGTGTTGGCATGTTGGTTCTCCTGTATTAGATCGTCGAGTAGTTCAAACTTGTGGCGGCTAAACCAGATAGGCGTCTGCGTTGTCACAAACTTGCCTGGTGCTAACGGGTTGGGCTTGACTGACGTGTCGTACACAAACCCAGACGCCATTTGTTGCAGCTTGCCTGTCACAACCGCAGCGTTCACCGCCTCGATCTGCGTATCGCCATACTGCAACACAAAATCTTTTTTCATTTGGTTGTACTCGATCATCGGCATATCGCAGCGCAGCTCGACCGTGTGACAGGGCGCAAGCTTGTCTGCATACTCACCAGGCTCAAGCAAGTACGTTGCAGGGCGAATGACGTCCATGACCATCTTGAGCGAGCCAGCGCGAGGCGCCCACTCGCCATACTCGGGGTTCATCAGCACAAAATACTTCTGCATAAACGCGCCCTTGCTGCGCCCAAGCAAGCTCTGGTCCACGATTTTGCATTGGCCGAACACGTCTTCTAGGCCATTCGAGGTAAACGATCCGGTCAAGCCCCAACGAATACGCATCTTGTCGATGATCTTAAACAACGCCTTGAACCGTGCGCCTGACGGGTTCTTAAGCCTTGTCAGTTCGTCAAACACCACGCCATCAAAGTCCAATTCTTGCTTGGCTAACCATTGCAGATTGTCGTAGTTGGTGACGACCACGTCAGCCGTAAGTGCTGCCAACCGTTGCTTGGGCGTGCCCACGGCCACCGCAATGTCAAGCTTAGGCGCCCACTTAGGGGCTTCAACCGGCCAGACGTCAGTTGCCACACGCTTAGGCGCCAACACTAGCCACCGGTGCACCACTCCCTTGTCAAGCGCGTCTTGCATGGCGGTGAGTGTGATGGCCGTCTTACCCGCGCCCACAGGCGCTAACACCATTGCACGATCATGTTCGTACAAAAAGTCAGCCGCTTCGTTTTGGTAGGGTCTAAGATTCAAGATACGCCTCTATAAAGGTTTGCGCGGCTTGCGGGACGATGGCGTTGCCGTAGGCGCGCAAACGTCCCACTCTGGCGGTAGACCCATAAGCCAACGGGAATGTGCTGGGTTCAACTGGGCGCGTTTTGCCGTCGGTGCAGTCGATCCAATCGGCGGCTCCCCAGAAACCAGACGTACCGCATTGGGCAATTCGCTGTTCTTGTGTTTCGCCGCCCCCGCTGACCCCCGACCGTCCGCTCTGAGCGGTGTCGGCCAACTCGCTAGATGCGCCTCGTCCCTTAGTTTGTACTTGCCCGCTGTCCCTGGGCGTATCTCCATTACGCCGCCCTCCCCGTCCGACTTTTGAGGGCTGCGCCACGAAGTACAGTCTGTGTCGGATATGCGGCGCACCGACGCCCGCAGCAGGAATACCTGCAGCCCCGACGATATAATTTTCTCTTTCCAAGTCATTTTGAACAAGATCGAGCCATCCGTGTTTAATCGCGCTTTCAACTTGTTCGCCAAAGATAACGTCAGGTCGGCACTGCTGGATAAGTTCAAACCATGCGGGCCACAAGTGTCGTTCGTCAGTGACGCCGGCGCCTGCTCCGGCAATGCTAAAGGGTTGGCAGGGGCAACTGCCTGTCCAGACAGGTCGGTCGTCTGACCATCCTGCGTTTCGCAAAGCGTGGCTCCAGACGCCGATCCCTGCGAAGAAATGGCACTGGGTATATCCTTTAAGATCGTTTGCTTTAACATCCACAATACTCCTTGTGTCTACGTCGCCTGGCGCGATATGCCCAGCCGCAATTAGGTTACGCAACCATTCGGCGGCGTATAAATCTATTTCGTTGTAATAGTTAAGACCCATTGTTTTACTTGCTCCTTAGTCCATAGACAACTGTAGTTTTGTTTAAGTCTTACCATTTCCGCGGCGAATAACTTTTGGAGTGGTGAAAGCTTGCCACCCTTGGTCTTCAACTCCACGAACCACGTCTGCCCATCGGGCAGGCACGCTATTCGATCTGCGACGCCCCGATGCGATGGCGATGTGAACTTGTAAGTGATGCCACCGACCATTTCGACCGACCATTTGAAGTACGCCTCGATTTCTGATTCACGCATAAAAAGTATTTGACAACAAAAACAAAATGATGTCAAATACAAATTCACAACAGGAGACTACACTATGAACACACCCGCCTTCCCCACTTGGTCTGCTAAGGACGTCGTCCAAGGCATGACATTACGCGATTTCTTTGCCACAGCCGCCTTGCAAGGCCTTCTTGCAGTGAACCCGCCTCTTGCCCCTAAAAATGTTGTTGACGCCGCGTATGAGTACGCCGACTTGATGATGGAGCGCCGCGATGCTGCATAGTTCAATCGTAGGCGGCTCGACCGCCAAGCGCGTCATGGCGTGCCCCGCCTCCGTTAACTTATGCGCCAAGATGCCGCCTAGACCATCTAGCGTACACGCTGACCGTGGCACGCTACTGCATGACGCAATTGCTATGCTCTTAGATGGTAAAGTCGAAAGCGTAATCGGTATGGAATACAATGGAATCATACTCACGCAGGAGCTTTACGATGACAAGATTGCCGTTGCACTTGCTGCACTTGACGAGATCGATCCTGACAAGCGTATGGAGTTTGCTGTGGAGAGCCGCGTGGGTTTTGGCAATCTCTTGCCTGGGGTGTTTGGTTCTGCTGATCTGCTTGGCCGCATTGGTGATCGGGCCATTGTTTTGGATTGGAAGTTTGGTGATGGTGTGGTGGTTGATGCAGTAGAGAATGCCCAAGGGATGTTCTACGCGGGCGCCGCTATGCGTACGCCTGACACGCAATGGGTGTTTGACGGCGCAACTGAAATTGAAATCATCATTGTGCAGCCCCCTATGACGCGTCGTTGGGTCACAACACCCGCACGCATTAAACAGTTTGAGGCCGAGTTAGTTGCCGCCGTTAAGCAGTCGCAAAAAGATGATGCGGCTTTCAACGCCGGTGATCATTGTCGTTGGTGTGCGGCCAAGCCCGTGTGCCCCAAGATGACAGGCGAAGTTGATCGCTTTATGAAGACAAGCTTGCAGACAATTGACGCAACTCAGATTGGTCATTACTTGCAACAAGCCGATCAGATTGAAGACTTTATTAAGTCTGTGCGTGAGATGGCGTTTACCATGCTTGAGAACGATGTCCCAGTGTCTGGCTACAAGTTGGTTGCCAAGCGTGGCACACGTCAATGGACGAACGAAGACGACGCAATAAAATTTTTAGGTGACAAAGCTTTTGAAAGTAAGCTAATATCTGTCGCTGCTGCCGAGAAGTTGGTCGGCAAAAAGAATTTCCCGCAGGAACTAGCTGTATCGGTTTCATCGGGCAATACGCTGGCAAACGAGGATGATCCTCGCCCAGCAATCTTGAACCTCTCAAAGGTTCTATCTAAACTTAAGGTAATCTAAAATGTCTAATATCGCAACTTTTAAATCCGCAAACCTCCCCGCTGTTTCGTCACTCTCTCAGTCGCTTCGCGCGCTTGAGCAAGACGTGGGCACGCCTGGCTCGGTCATCATTAAGATGGACAAGACAGGCCATTGGGTATTTGGTGCAGACCAGACCGAAGCCGAAGACGACGCTCGTTGGGCAATCAATCCTTTCTCATTTGTTCACGGCTTTATTGCTTGGGGCGAGGGTGAAGTTCTCGGCGAAAAAATGGTGTCGGTGTCCGAGCCGTTGCCTGAGCTTGACACACCACCACCAAACGCCAAGCGCGGCTGGGAAACGCAAGTCGGTATGTCGCTTAAGTGTGTCTCCGGCGAAGACGAAGGGATGGAAGCGCGTTACACCGTGACTTCCGTCGGCGGTAAGCGTTCGGTGCAAGCGTTGGCGGTCGCCATCGCAAACCAAGTGGACGTTGACCAAAGCAAACCTGTGCCTGTGGTGTTGCTAAAAAAGGAACATTATCAGCATAAGAGCTATGGCCGCATCTACACGCCAGTCTTTGAGATTGTCGAGTGGGTTGGCATGGACGGCGAAGTAGCAGAGCCCGCAGTAGCGGAAGCTGAAGCAGCCCCCGCACGTCGTCGTCGAGGTGCCGCATGATTGACTTGACCCTTTCAATTGAACAAGTCAATGTAATTATGGGTATGCTTGGCCGCCAACCTTACGAACAGGTCGAAGGCCTGATCGCTGAGATTCGCGCTCAAGCTATTCCACAATTGCCAAAGACAGAAGAGTAAGGTTCAGGGGCGGTTAGGCAAGCATTCAAGGATGTCGTAAGTGCGTGTTTTTCTTGCCTTCCAACGCACAGTTAGTCACGACCAAATTGACGCCCCACCTATACAGTAAGGTAAAGTAATGAAAGAAAAATATCAAATCTCGTTTAGCGGCGGGCGCACTAGCGCTTACATGACCAAACTTTTAGTAGACAATTGGTCAGATCGGTACGATTTTATTGTGACGTTTGCTAACACGGGTCTTGAGCACCCTAAGACTTTAGAATTTGTCCACAATTGCGACCAACATTTTAAATTTAATACGGTTTGGCTAGAAGCTGTAGTGCACGAAGGCCGCGTGTCCAGTTCGCACAAGATAGTAAATTACAAATCAGCAGCGCGTAAAGCTGAACCTTTTGAGGCTGTTATCGCAAAGTATGGGATACCCAATGTGTCTTTTCCGTATTGCACGCGCGAATTAAAAATCAACCCCATGAATTCATATTTGCGTAGCATTGGTCTTGATTACAAAACGACACCTACTGCTATTGGCATACGCAAAGATGAAATACGGCGCGTAAGCAAGACTGCGGGCGTAACTAACATTCAGTATCCATTAGTTGATGTGTGGCCAACGGATAAGGATGAAATACTGGATTGGTGGGCGGAACAAACTTTTGATTTAAATATTGACGAGTTTGAAGGTAATTGCCAAGGGTGTTACAAAAAAAGTTTGCCTAAGCATTTTATGCAAATCCAACGCGATCCTAGCGTATATGATTTTCATCGTCGCATGGAACAACAATATAGATTACATGGCCCGCAAATTGGCGAGCGTGTGTTTTTTCGTAAGCATATAGATACAATCGGCCTTTTTAAATTGTACGAAGAAAATAAAGACACACCTATGCGCGTGGCGCGTGCTGATGAAAATAGTGGGTGTTCTGAATCTTGCGAAGTTTATACAACAGAATGATTCTTTGGCTTGATTTTGAAACCCGTAGCCATTGCGACCTAAAGAAGCACGGCGTCTACAATTACGCGCAGGACGGCACAACAGACGTGCTCTGTATGTCGTACGCGTTTGATGATGAAGACGTGCGTACTTGGACGCCCGATCAACCATTCCCCGAAGATGTCCGGCACCACACGGGCGAGATCCGCGCGCATAACGCGACCTTTGAACGCCTGATCTTTTGGTATGTACTCAATGTACAGTTCGACTTAGAGCAATTCTACTGCACCGCAGCACAAGCCCGTGCCAACTGTGCCCCAGGCTCGCTTGAGGACGTCGGCCGCTTTGCAGGAGCCAGCATGAAGAAAGATCACCGCGGCGCGCAACTTATCCGTGCGCTGTGCGTGCCGCCGTTTAAAAACGACCCTGCACTTATGACCGAACTCGTGCAATACTGTGAGCAGGACGTGCGTGCCATGCGTGCGATTAGTCTAGGTATGCGCCCCCTCTCACCGGATGAGCTAGGAGATTATCATGTCAACGAACGAATCAACGACCGTGGCGTCTTGGTGGACGTGCATCTTGCCACAGCAGCCGTTGGATATGCGGCACAAGAGCTCGAAGATATACAGTCCATTGTCCGATCCGTCACCGATGGCGCGATCACGTCAGTCCGGTCGCCGAAAATGCGCGAGTGGGTCAAAGAAAGGGTCGGCCAAGACGCGTTAAAACTTATGGAGGTTGAAGATGGTAAGTACAGCATCGACAAAACGGTTCGTGCGAACCTACTCGCAATGGACGACCCCGAGCAAGTACCGCCCGACGTGGCCGAAGTCATACAGTGCGCCGATGACCTTTGGGCGTCGTCGGTTGCTAAGTTCAGCCGCCTTAAAGACTTGGCGGACGTCGAGGATTGCCGCGTTAGAGGCGCTTTTGTGTTCGCTGGTGGATCAGCTACAGGCCGAGCTTCTAGCTATGGCGCCCAAGTCCATAATTTCACTCGTCGATGCGCAGACGACCCAGATGCGGTACGACAAGCAATGGTCAGAGGACATGACATCGTCCCCAAGTACGGCAAACGAATTACAGACGTACTCAAGGGAATGCTTCGACCTTCAATCATTCCAGCCAAAGGTAAAGCATTAGTTGTTGCTGACTGGTCGTCTATTGAAGCGCGCATGAATCCGTGGCTGTCCAACTGCGTAGCGGGCAACGCTAAACTTGACTTGTTTCGCCGTGGTGAGGATGTGTATGTCGCTAACGCACGCGCAACATTTCACACCCAAGAGATCAGCAAAGACCAACGCCAGATTGGTAAGGTTCAAGAGCTCGCTTGTGGGTTTGCCGGTGGCGTGGGCGCCTTTGCTGCGATGGGTCGCGCCTACGGTATTCACTTACCCGAGTCGGACGCGCGGCGCATGGTAGACGCTTGGAGGCGTGCCAATCAGTGGTCGGTGCCCTACTGGCAAAAGCTTGAAGAAGCGTACACCCGCGCCATGCGAAATAAAGGTTATGAATTTAGCGCAGGACGCGTGACGTACCTGTTTGACGGTCAACACTTATGGTACGCTTTACCTTCGGGACGCGTCCTGTGTTACCCGTTCGCCAAACTTGATAATGACGGTGTTACTTATGCCAAAGCCGCTTGGAAGCCCGCCGCCGACGCCACAGAGTGGCCACGCGCTAGGCTCTGGAAAGGACTCGCTTGCGAGAATATCACCCAAGCCGCAGCCAACGACGTACTACGCCACGCATTGCGTGAGTTACCAGACGCAATACTTCATGTACATGACGAAATCGTACTCGAAGTCGAAGACCCCGAAACAGCTATGCTTGAATTGGAGCGTGTGATGTGCACGCCTCCCGCTTGGTGCCCTGATCTTCCGTTGGGCGTTGAAGCGCAGATTATGACCAGATACGGTAAGTAAAAAAAAGACCACCGGCAAGGGTGGTCTAACAAGGAGTATTACATGAACTTTTTTGAGTATATAACAAACTTAGCCCCTGAGGGCGAAACCGTACTTTTTGTGCGTCAAAAGCCACAGTTAAAGAATGGCGAGTACCAGTTTCACGCCGATGGTGCGATCAAGTGCACTTGGCCGGCTTACTTGCCCGAAAAATACAACGGTCAAGGTGCGTGGTACGCCAATACGGCTATGTTTATCGTGAGCCGTTTTAAAGACGGCCGCCCCTCGGCGTCCATCGCCAATTGCGAGCGTGTCGGCTTCCTAGTCTTAGACGATGTCGGCACCAAGTCCAAGCTGCCCCCGATCGAGCCCACTTGGAAGATCGAAACCTCTCCCGACAACTACCAGTGGGGCTACACTTTTGCATTAGACGATCATCCGACCGTTGACGAATTCACCGCCGCCATCAAAGCGATTGCAGAGGCCGGCTACACCGATCCAGGGGCTACGAACGCTGTGCGTAATTTTCGGCTCCCCGAGTCAGTCAACCTAAAACCTGGGCGTGAGAGCTTCGCCGCACGCTTAACCGAGTTTCACCCCAAGCGCGAGTTTAGTCTCCCCCAGATATGCGAGGCGCTAGGCGTCACCCCCGCCCCGATCGAGAACGCGCGCTTCACACCCATTCGTGTAGCAGACGATGGTCAGGACGATGTCGTGATCTGGCTAAGCTCAAACAGTCTGGTGCTATCACGCCCCAACCCCGAGGGCTGGATGGGGGTAGTCTGCCCCAACAGTGCCGAGCATACCGATGGCAACCCCGAGGGGCGTTATAACCCCTCGATGCGCGCCTACTGCTGTTTGCACTCGCATTGCTTAGACTTAGATTCGCACACCTTTTTAGAGTGGGTAGGCGACCAAGGCGGCCCACAACACGCCCCAGGACTTAGGGATGAATTGCTCGCCTCCATGATGACGGGCGCGCTATCCCGATTGCAACCTACCGAGGCGTTCCCCGACCGTGCTACCGAAATTATTAAAGAGGTCGAGCGTAAGCAACTCGGGCGGGTTGAAAAAGCGGAATGGTTTACCCGTTTTGCGTATGTTCAGGACGATGACGCGTACTTCGATATGCAAGAGCGCAACGAAGTGTCGCGTATATCTTTTAACGCGTTGTTCCGCCATATTGACTGCAAGAGTGTGCATAACCTTAAGCGGCGGGTAGAAGCTTCGGTGTCATACGATGAGAATCGGCAAGATAACGGCGCGCCCGCCTTGAACGGCATCACTTATGCTGCGGGTGAGGGTGTGCTAGTGTCCCGAGGCGGGCGGGTGTTTGGTAACCGTTGGCGTGATCTGCGCCCCCCTGTTGTCTCGGGCGATGTTACCCCTTGGATTAGCCATTGCGTACGCCTTGTGCCCGACCAAGCCGAGCGCGAACATATTCTTAATGTTATGGCGTTCAAATTGCAGTACCCCAAGGCCAAAATTAATCACGCTATCCTGCATGGCGGGCACCAAGGCTCGGGCAAGGACACCATGTGGGCACCGTTTTTCTGGGGCATACGCGGGGACTCAAAAGAAAATGTCAAGCTTATGAGCGCGCAGCAGTTAAATAGCCAATTCCAATATCAGCTAGAAACCGAAGTCTTGGTGCTTAACGAATTGCGTGAGCCCGATGCCCGAGAGCGGCGCGCGTTAGCCAATGCACTTAAACCCATCATTGCCGCCCCGCCAGATTTGATTTCAATTAACCGTAAGGGCTTGAAGCCCTACGAAATGCTTAACCGAATCTTTGTCATGGCGTTCTCTAATGACCAAGTTTCCATTACCCTAGACTCGGATGACCGCCGCTGGTTCTGCGTATGGTCTACCGCCCCTAAAATGAGCGAGGCAGAGAGCGCGCGCTTGTGGGCATGGTATAACGCTGGCGGGCTGTCTGCGTGTGCTGCGTGGCTGTATGCACGGGATGTGAGCGCGTTTAACCCCTCGGCTGCGCCCATGTTGACCGATTACAAACGCTCGATGATTGAACAGGGCATGAGTAGCGCGGAAAGCTTTCTTTACGAGCAATTGACCGAGCGTAAGGGCGAATTTGCTCGTGGTGTGGTTGCCGCGCCCTTCCAGGCACTCTGTGGGCGGTTAAGTAATCAGGGCGTACGCATACCCCCGCCCGCGCTAGTACACGCGCTAGCGGAGGCGAAATGGGTAGATTGTGGGCGGGTTATGACGCGCGAATATACAACCAAGAAACAAATATACGCCGCGCCTGAAATGGCTAAAAAGTACAATAAGGCGGAACTCAGGCGGTTGGTAGAAGAATTGCCCGCTACTTCTCCGCCCTTACAAATAGTTAAGAAATAAAAAAGCCCCGCAAGGGGCTTATTTTTTAGAGGTCAAAGGTTAGGATCATCAAGAGGACTACTGCCGCTATTATCAGGGACGCCATGCGCTCAGTACCTCCCCGAATAGCGGGTGTACATTGTCCCAATAAGCACCTATGTCTTTAGGGTACAGTGGGCGCAGCGTGCGGCTTTCGTCCATGCTACGGGCGTATACATAGCCCGATTTCTGATCGTATGAATCTACCGTGTAGGCGCGATTCTTTACATGGACGATGTCCCCGTGCTGAACTGGCGCGCCAGTGGAGTATTTAATAGGCATAGTGTTCCCCTAGATGTTCAAGTTCGGTTAGTTCAATTTCTTTCAAATCAAAGTCTGATAATTGGGCATCGTAAAATTGCTTTTCTGCTGATTCATCGTTCGCCGCGATAACTTCAATCGTGACTTTAACAAAGCCGGTTATTTTATAAAGCTGTGGTTTGTTCATACTGTCACCTCAAGCTGTAATTTTAAAACCGCCATTGCCTCGGCGAATGTATCCCAACAATTGTCCCCGTTATCATCATCAAGGTATTCATCCTCAAACAGAACCATGAACCCGTTTGATGTTTCCAGTACATCAACGCATAAAACGGTAGTGCCGCCCGTCATTTCGTTTACTCTCATGCTGTCACCTCTTGAATAGAAATACAGTTTTGCTCGTAGAATTCGTCCAGATCAAAGCAAACATCAGAAAAGCCCTCGCACGCTAACTCGTACGCATCATCGTCATTAGTTGCTTGCACTGTGATGGTTTTGGTAATAAT